ACGTGCCACTCTTGGTCAATATGCGCCGTGTGGCGGCCACAGCCGTCCCATCGGTGCTTTCCTTGCCGACTTGTATCAGCGTCAGGGGTTGTACTCCAGCAGCCATTACTTATCTCCTGCGGCTTGTTTCTTAGCCGATTCTTTTTTGTACAGGTCGGACGCTTCCACGGCCTCCTGAATGCCTAACTCCTTGATTTCCTTGTCCGACAAATCCCTAGCCGGAACACCAGGGATGAAGTCCCCATTGCCCACGTATTTCCAAGCCATCAAAACCTCCTCATGTAATGCTCACGGCATCCTTGATTTCAATATCCAGCAGTAGGTCTAACCCGATGTAGTCCACGCCGGCCCACTGCAATACCCCCAATGTTGGATCGCTGCCACGCAACATGCACTGGTTCACTGAACCGTTCAACGTCACATCGGCATTGTGGGCGGTGATCAGGGCGGTCATATAACTGGATGCGATATCTGCCGCCTGATCCTGGTCGGAGTCGTGAACAATCAACTGCATACGGATGGTGTAAAACAAGATCCGCAGCGAGATGTCCAGTTCCTGGTTGGTTAGGGTCCATGTATTGAGGAAGCACGGGGTGTCAGGCAGCGCCGAACTCATCGGCGGCGTGTATTTATACGCCCGCAGAATTGACGAACTAATCGGCGCGGTAATACTCAGGCTCTCTTGCAGGGTGACCAGGTTGGTCAGCGCGGTGCGAATGTCACCCATCCTTAGACCACCTGGCGGCTATTCGCCGCTCGACGAGCTTTAACTGGAACGGCAGTTTCATCTCGACCGCTTGCCGTGCCGCTCGCATAAAGAACCGGCCCTTGATCCCACGCCGGCCAATGCTCTTGGCCAGGGCGTAGACGTTAATACCCTTGCTATTGGCCCAGCGCCGCAGGGCGCCCACGGGCGGCGGTCTACGGTTGCGGCTGCGGCCCACTTCCACCGGCAGTGCGTAATTCAGATTCGAGAATACCCTGGCACTGAGCGGGCGCACCTTGAGATGAATACTTCCCTGTAAGCGCCCGGTAAAGCGCGGCGCTCGATGTATGGCCGTCCTCCAGGCCACTGTTCCCAGTTCCTCGAACATGGCGGCCAGCGGTTTGCGGTATAGCTCCGGCTTGGTTTTCTTCATCAGTTCGTCAATGCCCCGCGTGTCAATGCTCAGGTCGTTCGCTCCCAGCTTGCCCATTAGAACAACGACCGCTTGGCATACATCTGCATCAGCGCGGTCACGATCTCCTGGGCCTGCCGGCTGGTTTCTAGCACCGTCTCAGCCCCCACGTTGACCGTACGGGTGGCTCTGGGGGTTTCGAGGCGTAGGATGCCTGTTAGCTGAACGCAGGCCTGTTCTATGGCGCTGGGGACCGCAGGCCATCCGAACTTGCCGCCGATTTCCACGCGGTGCTGGCCCCACAGATCCTTGCTCGACCAGGGCGGGATGAACACCTCGGTATATGGCCCAGCTTCCGGCCCGTCGGCAGCGTTGCGGGGCCGAAGTTCATAATCGGTGGTCGCCCATGCGGACTCATCGCCGAACGAACCGTCATCGTCGGTATCGACCTTGATGTGGTCCACCGTGACGAGGTCATCAATGAACAAGCTCTTGGGCTGGTTGCTGTACTGGACGGCCTGATAGACGCGGTTCACGTTGTCGGCGTCGGTGGTAAAGAACCGGCCCAACCGCCGCTCCATATACCTGGAAATAGCGGTGAGATCGGTAAGGATTTCTGCATCCTCACCCGTGTCCGTCTTGGAAATCAAGCCGCGATACGTCGCAGCCGTTGCATATGCGTCTGTTACGGCCAATTGCTAGCTCCTGCTTAGGCATTAGAGCCAGCAACCGACGTGCGGGGAGGGTTCCTACACGCCGGTCACTGGGTAAGTTCTAATAGCAACCATCTCAGGCTGCTGAGGTTTCTGCGACGTAGGTCAACACGTCACCCGTGGCATCGCAAATGCGATAGAGCAAGTTGAGGTTGGAAATCTCAAACGTAATCTGCTCAGACGCATCAAGCTGGATGCCTGTGGTGGCATCCGTGGACCCGTCCTTCTTGGTCACGCCTGCGCCACCAAGGTAGACGAAGGTGGGGTTGCTGGCCTCGGCTTTTAGGGTGACCCGATTGCACGCAATGTCCGGCAACTGGGTCGCACTGGTGACACCTACTAGCTCACCCGAAACGATCTTGGTGTTCAGTATCGCCATGATCTATGTGAACGCTATAACGTCGGACACCGAGAGCAGCCCATTGGGAAGCAGGATCACTAGGTAGATATTTCTTGCCCCGCTGTGCGTCATGGTGATCTGGCAACTACCGCTGTCATTGGTCTGCCATCGTGCGGCCTTGCCGGTCACGATTTGATAGTGAAGGTTTCCATCACCACCGTCAGCCCAATCGCCTGATAGAGCCGTTCCTGTAAGTCCTTCGCCATCGCTGGCTTCGGATATATAGGCATCGAACACGACGGGCAGTGCCAGAGCCTCGGAGTATCCCAGGATCTCCACCTTCGTGGTGATGGCGTTGGCACTCTCAGTACCTATGGTAAATGTGCAGTCTGCCCACGGTGGGATCGACGCACCTGCGGCCTGCGCCGCTGTAATTTGCTGTATAACAGCCATTATTTATCTTTCTTTCTAGATCGGCCCTTGCGGGGCGCTTTAGGCTCGGCCACTGGCTCGGCCTTGGCCTTTGTTTTCGGTTTTGGTTCAGCCTTGGCCGGCGTCGTCGCCGCCTGTAGCTGGCGGGCAACGCCCAGGGCTTCAGCCTCGGCAACCGTCAGGCTCTTACCAGCGTTCGCTAGCAGCCTCCCCGACTGATCGCCGTCCTCACCGACAAGTTCACCGTCGTCTGAGATCACGATGCGTTCGCCGATCTCAAACCGCCGCTGACCGCCGCTGCCTTTGACTTCTACCCTGAGCATTGTCCTGCCTCGCTATCTGCTAACTAAACGCCGGTCACGGTTGCAAGCGCGGACGCTCGGAACCAGACCATTGCAACGCGCATCGTGGCTCGAATGGTGACTTCGCCCTCGGTGAACTGGGTGCCAGTCCAGCCGGTTTCGATGTCAACGCCGCGCCGCACGAACAGACCCGAGTAACCCTGAAGGTCGCCCAGGGAAATCGTGTTCTCAGTGGCGGCGGTTGTCTCTACGACAGGCAGCCCGAAGATCGTAATCGGTGCGCTCGCACTTGGTGGACCCCAAATGTAATTGCCGTTCGTGTCTCGCAATAATCGCACGGCCTCCCAGTCACTCGGGTGAACGAAGACGACCGTGGGATTGGCAAAACCAACCGAGCGACACTTGCGAATTGACGAGTAAATCGCGTCCGGCGTCGGGGAACTCCCTTTTGCCGTTGTATTTATGCCCGTCACATTATTTAATCCTTCGAGGTTCGGGGCGGTCCCATTTCCTACCAGGATCTGCGAGTCGAGCCGCTGTCTCAGCATGAAGCTGAGGCGCTGGTTGATGTAGTCCCGAACGCCACCCACGTCGCTCAACTGCTCATCCGTAACCGGCAACGCAACCGCGATCTTTCGGACCGTGCTGGTTGTCTCGGTCAGGGCCAGGGCAGCCTCGCCGAACGCTGCGCCCTCGGCGGCTTCGGCGGCGTTGTTCGTGAACGTGCTTTCGAGCATATACACGACGGCGGCCTGCTCGGTGGAGAAGAACGGCACATGGTCGGCAACGGCGATGGGGCGTTGCGCTGACAGCACTGCGTCATCAAGACGCAGGTTCTCAGGCGCCCAGCCGGCTGCGGTCGTCATCAGGGTCTTGAGGCCGTGCGCGTCGATGTCCATTGTGGATACGTGGCTGCTGCCACCCTTGTATGCCTCGTACGCCTTCGACTCCACAAAGAAATCGCCGAAGCCCTTGCGCCATTTCCCGCCTTCGGGTTGCGGCGGCGACCATACCGGCTCGGTCGCATCCTTGATGTGCTGGTTTACCTGCTCGTGCTGCTTGGCAGCTTTCTGCTGGTCAGCGACCCACAGCCCCAGGTCTTCAACTTCGGCGTTCAACGCTTGGATGTGCGCTGCCACTTCGTAGTCTTTGACAGGGGTTCCGTTAAGGGTCTTGACCTTGCTGTAGTCATAGCCATCTTCAACGGCACACTCTTGGAAGAGGTTGCCAACGACGTCTGACTTGGCCTTCAGCATTTCTTTGCCTTCGCGCAGAGATGCCGGCGGCGTGAAGTTATCGCTTTGCATATTTACTCCTGCGAGATTCTCGCAAGTGTCGCCATGAACGCTGCGTGATCAGCAAGCGCATTCACTGGCTTGGATTGTTCCTGCGGCTTTGTGGTTGCAAGGATCGTTCCGATGTCAGTCGTTACCGACGCCACCGATTCCACCATTGACTCCAACCGCTTCCGATTTGCCGCTGATAAGGCGCGGCCTTCCTTGAGGCGTAGTTCAGCAAGCAGAGCCACGCGCTCGGTATAGGCATCTAATGAAGCAAGCACTAGATCGCCCTCGTGTTTCATGGATAAGCCCCCGGCACGCTTGGCCCAGGGGACAATGATCGAATCGTCATCAAACGTCTCGCGCATCTTTTCGTAGTAGCGGTCAACCACGTCCTTGATGTGGTCCTGGTCAACCTCCGAAATATCCACGCCGCCCCGTGCGCCCTGTAGCACGCCGGCCACGGCAAAGATGCCACGCGGCACGGCCCACAGTTTGCCGTCCGTAATATCTGCGAACGGTAGCTTGAACCCACCGAAGGATTCGTCGTCATCGGGGTCGTACCAGAAGAACGCCTTGGAATACTTGGCCCAATCCATCTTTTCTTTTTCACCACTGCCGTCAGAACTGGCCCACTTGCGAACGCGGCCCAGGGCTGCGCTGCTATTCCAGGAATAATCTCTGTCGTATAGGGGCAGGTCGCCGAAGTCTGTGGCGGTCTTGACGGCCAGGGTCGCGGTGTCCAGCCCAGCGCCACGCATCACGGGGCTGATCTCAAAGGCTTTGAGACGGCGCAGAAAGCGCACCTTCTGGTCATCCTGCTCACCATCTTCTGATTCTTCAACCGTGAACCCGTAGCTCCACTCGGAGGCCACGTTGTTCTTGGCTTCAAATTTTAAGGTGTCGTACAGGTCACGCCCGCCCACCGTGTCCAGGTTCAGTTGCCCTTCGGCTATGACCTGGTCGCCCACTTCCTGGATCGTGGCAACACCCACGGGCAGGTCATCACGTACAGCGCTGGAATGGTTGAAGCGGGACACGCGCACGGGGTCATTCCCCTCAAAAGCGCCGCTGACTGTCACGTCGTTGTCTTTGTCGATGACGTTCAGCGTACTGATGCGAGCGCTGAACGCTCCGGCATCATCACCGTCAGCCTTGATCTCAACTGGGGCTGCCCAGGTTTTTCGCATACGCACAGTGCCTTTGATAACACCATGCGCCGACCTATCTGCTGGCTAGCATAATCGCTGATGAGATTCCACACAATAAGAAACAGCACGGGTGATATGATCGTTGTGCAGTTGCTGGGTTGTTGTGAGGCATGGGGTCCACGGCCTGTCTCCGGAGTCCGCCGTGGCCCGTGCGTTCCCGTAACGCAACCATTTCCACCGCCCAGCTTCTGCCCGTGACATAAGAAAACCGCCCCCGAAGGGGCGGCCTGCTCAATCCGTTGCGGGCTAGATTAGATTTCCATTTCAATAAATGGTTCTTTGTCTACCTTTTCATTACTGCCTAATACCCATTCGGCTATATCCTGCATCAGATATCCTTTTGCGTTGAAATAGAACGGGTGATCCTGATCGTGGTGTGTTAGCTCCCACAACATGCCATCCACTGTATTTACACGGACCTCAATTGATCCTGACTTGTCGCTAATTCTTTCCACTATGTCAGAATTTATTATTGACCGCTCAACAAATTCTTGCCGTTCGATCTGGTGCTTGGTCATGTGGTGTATCTCTATCAACTGATGACGCAATCGTACGAAACGGGTTACCAGACTGTCAACCATTCCTACGGCTTAGATCAGCCACAATGTCATCCATATCTGTCTCACGCCATTCGGCCCAATCGCCCCCAGCGTCCATGATCGAATCACGCCAGAGTTCCTGTGACTGGCTCAGCTTGTTCTTGCCGACCTTGAGTTCTCGGTACAGGATGCGCTCCCGCACCAGCACCAGGTCAGGGAAGCCGCTGGCTGATCGGCGTGAATCATACGTGTGATAACACAGCCACCCCAGCATCTTGGCAACCCGCATGACATCCGACTGGAACGCCTTCTCGGTCATCGTTGGCGGCTAGGCGATGCCCGCATGGGCAGGAAGACCCGGCGGCAATTCGGATGGGCGACCTGCCAGTTGTTGGCCTCCTTGACGGTGATCACCCGCCCGTTGATATCCTCGGCTGACGCCTCTCCGGGTCGAAGCCCTTGTACGTGGTGGGTCAGGGCGCAGCCAGGACCGTCAATCACCTGTACCTGCCCCAATCCCATCTGGTCCATCTGGTGAAGGCTGGCCCCGTTGTTGCTATAGGCCAACTCGGTACGGGCGATGCACTCAG